CAGGTCCTTGATGCGCGCCCGCTCGGCATTGGTCGCGGCCTCCGCCGCCGCCGTCGCCGCCGCTTGCTCGATTTGGTCAACCAGCGTGGGATAGACTTTCCGCAGGTCGTCCACGGTCTTGATGCTGTCTTTCGGGTCCATGTCCTGTACCTCCTGTTGTTTTCCCGGCTGTCCCGCCGGTTGATTGTCCTGCGCCTGCGCAGGCGATTTAATATCCGCGACCCGCTTCACGCGGTTTCGCACAAACTCCGGGGCTTTGTCGAACTTGGCCCCCATGCTGACGCTGTTGACGAAAAGGACGCCGCCCCGATTCTCGTAGGTAGCGCCCGCCCCCTCGTCTGTCAGCTCGTCCGCAAAGCCGTTTTCCTTGGCCTGCGGCCCGGTCCACCAGCTTTCCGCGTCCATCCAGGCTGTCACTTCCTCCTTGGTCCGCCCGGTCTTTTTGGCGTAAAGGCTGATGATGTTTTCCTTGATGGTCGCCAGCGCCTCCAGGTATTTTTGCAGGTCCGCCGCATTGGCGTACCCGCAGTACATACTTACCGGATGCACCATGTAGGTACTGTCATTGGCAGCAATGACCTTGTTGCAATGGCAGGCAATGATTGTCGCCGCCGACGCACATACGCCACCGATGCGGGCCGTCACGGTGGCCGGGTGCTGCTCCAGCAGGTTCCCGATTTCCACCGCCGCAAACACGTCCCCGCCGCCGCTGTTGATGCGGACCGTGATATTGCTGACTGTTCCCAGCCCGGCCAGGTCCTCGGCAAACTGCTTTGGCGTCACATCGTCGCTGTACCAGCTTTTTTCTCCCGCAATATTCCCATACAGCAGCAGTTCTCCGCTCCCGTCCGCCGCATTGCGGAATTGCCAGAATTTATTAGGCACTTCCTGTCCCTCCCTCTGTAGTCTTGTCCTCTTCTCCTTTGCCGTCTCCCGCCTGCGGTCCCGGCATCTGCGCGGGCGGCGGCGTCGGATTCAGGATTTCCAGGAGCTGCCGCATTTTTTTTGCTTCCATCATCCGCTGCTCCATATTGCGCATATAGTCCCCGCCGGTCATTTCCGCCGTTTCCTGTTGCGCCGTGGAATATCCTGCATCCACCCGCATAATAGCCGCCTCTACTTCGTCTTTTGGGTTCAGGCTCGTTCTGGCCGGTCCCGGCCACACACAGGCGCAGTAGGCTTTTCTCCTTGCCGGGTCGCTGAAAAAGCCTGGCGCGTTGATGCGGCCCCGTGCCACAGCTTCCGCGAGGACCTGCTCATAAATCGGCTGACAAAAGCTGTCCACAAAATCGTCCCGCTTCACGTCGCACACCCGCCAAAACTCGTTGAGTGCGCCCCGTGCCGCGCTGAAATTCTGCGTAAACTGCTTTTCCATCACCTCCGGCGGTATCTCCATGGCAGCGCCGATTTCTTTAATCATGGCGTCAAAGAACGCATTGTAGGCGGTGTTCGGATGCGTCGGGTCCGCAAACGCCACATCATCCCCCGGATTCAGGGAGAGGATGGTCCCCTGTCCCATTTCGATACTGCCGGGGTCCGCGCTGTCCACCTGCGCCTCCTGCGGTACATACTGGCCGATTGGCGACCCGTTCTGCACCGACGCCGGTTTGACAAGCACAGTGAAGTACGCGCTGATTACTGCGGCGTCGATTTCCGCCTGGGTATACCGCCCCAGTTGTTTCAGCGTCTCCAGGACCGGCGCGAGGATAGGGACGCCCCGGAGCTGGCCCGCCCGCTCCCGCGTCATAACGTGGAGGACGTTGTGCCGCCCGGCGGCTCCATAGGCTTCCACCCGCGTCCAGTCCAGCGTCCCGCTCTGCACGGCAAGGCTGGAGTGGGGATGCCGGTTACATATCCAGTAGGCCACCACCATTCCGCCCTCGTCCGTCTCCACGCCCTGGATGATGCTGTGGACGTGGTAGCCTCTTACGTCAGTCGGCACAAGGCGGTCGTAACCGTCAGGGGAACAGATGCGGTCCGCCTCGATGATTTGCACCTTTGTTGCGTACTGGCTCCCTGGCCGCTCCTTGAACGGCAGCAGCGCAAAGCTGTCCCCGTTCATCAGGAATCCCATGTAGGCGAGCTGTTGGAGCTTGTAGAAGTTCCCCAGTCCGTCCGCGTCGCACTCCGGCGTGTCCGCCCATAGCGCAAACTCCCGCATGATTTTCCTTTGCAGCTCTTCCGCCTGCTCCCGTGTCAGCCCCAAAACCTCCCCGTCGATTTGCGGGGACGGTATCAGCCCTCCCGCCACAACATTTGTGCAGAAGGTTTTCAATGCGGCGCTGGCCGTTGGGATTCCCATGTAGGCGTCGCGGGACCGCTGGCGGAGCGTGTCGATGTTGTCCTCGATGTCCTCCTTGGCGCTCCCGCCGCGAAAGAGCCACCCAATCAGGCTTTTCTTTGTCACGTTCGCGCCGTGGTTCCCGTAGCCGCTGTTCGTTACCTCCAGCGCCCGCCTTGCGGCGGCGCGCTTCAAGCCCCGGACCGGGGAGACGGCGGCAACGGCCCGGTCCAGAAAATTCATTTTCGCCATAGCCGCCCTCCCTAAACGTCACGGGGAACAAAATGGTAAGCCCTGATGTAGCCCCCATTCTGTTCCTCGCTCTCTGCTTCGGCCAGTTTCCCGGCCCAGTATTCAAGCTCTTTCCGCACGTCGTACAGGTCCGCCCGCGTCAGGGACCGCCCTTCGATTTGGTATCGCTGGCCGGTTGCGATTGCTTCCTCCGCCGCAAGCCAGATTTTCAGCCTTTGCCTGCACAGCTCTTTACTGAATACAGCCATTTACACACCTCCGATGCCGCCGCTCAATTTCCGCCACCCCTTCCGGCGGGTTGCTTGTCCCGCTCCAGGCTCCGGCTTCTGGAGAGGCGGGTTGTAGATTTCCAGCGCGGCGGTCGCGTAGTTGCGCAGGTCCAGCGGCTCGTTGCGCTTGTATCCCTCGTCCCGCAGCACCCAGGAGACGGTCATTTTCCCCTTGCGGAACCGCGTGATTTTCATTTCGCTTGCCAGCCCCTTGAAGTAGGTCGCGTCGTACCCTGCCCCCTCGTCGGACGGGAAATGGCAGTAGTTCGGCCCCCGCTCGGTTACGCGCAAGCGCTGGTAGATAAAATCCTTCCCCGCGTCAACGCCGATTGTGAACAGCGGCGTCTTGACCCGGTTATCCGTGGACGGGTTGCGGATGTACGGCACGCCCTGTCCGCCCTTGCCCTTGATGGCGAACACATAGCGGTTGAACTTGTCCACGGTGAAGCTGTAGACCTGGTTGGACCTGTAGCCGATGCACGCGGCGGAAATATAAAGCGCCGTTCCATCCTTCTTGTGAAACGGCGTCAGCAGAAAAGCGTCCAGGTTTTCCCACACGGGATTTTCCATCGTGTCCCCGATGATTTTCTGATAGCGGATGCCCCAGCTCTCTTTGCCGACGCCCCATCCCACGACTTCCACCTCGAAACGGTCCGCCTGCACGTCCACGCCCGCCGTCAGCACCAGCACGTCGTCCGGCACCTCCGCTCCGTACAGCTCCCGCCGTGTGATAAGCGCGTCCTCGTCCACCCGGTCGCCCGGCTCTTCCCACGTCTCGCCCAGCTCCGTGTTGACCCACGTTTTCATCTTCTCCGGGTCCCCCTGGCGCAGAAGCTCGGTAGCAAGCTGGTGTTTCTCCACAACTTCGTGCCAGCCGCAGAAGTTGGAGGCCAGCGTATTCAGGTGAAAGCCCCGCGCCTCTGCGTTTGGATTCTTCGCCACGAAATGGCCGTGCCTGCCCTGGCGCTTCCACTCGTATTCCCCAAATACCTCCCCGCAGCGCTCGCACTCATACAGGATAGGCTTTGTCAGGTCGTCCTTGTCGAACTTGATTTGCCCCCACTGGAGCGGCTGGAAATGGCCGCACCCAGGGCAAGGCGCGTTCCACTCTTCCATTGTGCTGTCCAAAAACTCGGTTTCAATCCGGCTGTGTCCCTTGATGGTCGGCGTGGAGACAATGACCGTTTTCTTATCCCAAAAGGTCGTTTGCCGCTTCTGCGCCAGCAGCAGCGGGTCCCCCTCCGTCCCGGCGCTCTCCGGGTAGCCGTCCACCTCGTCGGCCAGCAAAACCTTGATGGGCCGCATACGCAGTCCCACGGGGCTGTTTGCTCCCACGATTGTCACATGACCGCCGGGGAAGTTTTTCTTTAGGATGGTGTTCCCGCTGTACCGGCTTTTGGTGTCCACCAGCGCGGACAGCACCGGCATATCCCGAATCATGGGCGCGAGGAAGTCCTTGGAAAGCGCC